TAAAAGGAAGGGGGCAAAAGCCCCCTATCCGGTTAGTCTGAGTCAGTTTCAGCAACGGCCGTTCCATCGGAGACATCGACAGTCGTGCCATCGTTGGAAAGAACTGTTACAAAACTCGTTGTTGGTGCATTCGTATCCACGACAATAATCATGTCACGAACAGAAAGCATGTTTACCGCATCGCCCGTAAAATAACCGGCCGAATTAATAGTAGCAATTGCATCCGTGGTTTTATAGACCCACAAGGTCCATCCACCACTCGTTGCTAACATGCCTAATCCAGAAGAAGCATAAGCCATAGTATTTTCTCCTCCTTATTCGTTAATGGAGCATTCAATGATACCAGCGGCATCAATAAGAACACTTCCTTGAGACATTGAGTTAACAACAAGCCATGCCTGTTTCTGCCCTTGCCAGGTAATATCCTGTTTAACATCCTGACCAATCCCATGACCCATTGCGGTCGTGTGATAAGCAAATGTTTTACGGGTACTTCCTGAAATATCAAGACCAGAAAAAGCAAAAAACAAAAAGCCGTGCCACTGCTTGGCAATCATACCGCCCTGGTAAGGAAGGCTGTCCTGCCCAACATAATCAGCACTTGCAAATTCCGTGATGTCCATAAGATCAGACCATCCAGGATGAGAAACAACCCAGAAACGCTGGTTGTCATCTGGAACATCATTGTTGCCAAGTGTTTCAAATGCTGTATGCACTTTGGCTTTTGTTAATCCGGCTGAACCGTGTGCAATTGTACTTGTTGTACCGTCCATAGCCGTAGTAATCAGGCTGTCCGTTTTCCGTCCAAGAGCCGCGGCCCCAGCTTGTGCGGCCAACTGCCGTTCTGGGATATTAAGCTTTAGCTCATCGAGGGAATCAACGTATTCACCTGCATAGTGGTCCGTAAGGGTACAGTCAACCGTGGTATGTGTCACATTCATCAATGGGACATCACCATGTCTGCTCTTGGTAGAAGCAGTACCTTTCCCATATTTCTGGAAACGTACATCCTCACCATTAACCTGTACTTTACGGCGAATCGTACTCCGGAGCCTTGAACCCATTCTTTGATATGCTACATGCACATCGGATTCAAACTGCCGGATAAAAGCTGTGTCGACAGACGTAGACATCTGCATTCTCCGTTTTTAAAGTTAATCCAAACCGACTTTTGGTTGGGCCTTTAACCGGAAAACTGCGATTATGCCAAAAAGGGGTCGCAAACCGGAGCAAGGGGCCATCTGTCTTGTCGGCATATTGGTTTGCCAAAGGCAAACTGGTCAATTCACAAAATGAAAAAAACCCCCTGACAAAAAAACAATAGCCAGGGGGAGGGAGTATAAACGTACATATTTTGGGAGGAAAAAAGGAAAATCCTTATGCACGTTGTCCTTCAAGCTGTTTAAACATTTTTTCAACTTTTTGGTGCGTTTTATGGTGGTCCGGATGGTTTTCATTCCAGTATGCTTCGCTTCTTTGTAATTGCTGGGCATCCACCATAGTTGTATGGGAACCTGTCTCTCTCATAAAAGGGGCAAACTTCGGCTCACCCGTAAGGGCCATAATCTCTTCAAGGGCAACGACTGCTTCTGCGTTTGTAGCAAATGCCTCAAGGGCATTATACGTTTCATCTGAAAATGTTTGTTTTGCCCATGACCCAACATGCCCGGCACGTTCTCTTCCATTTTCCCCAAGCTTTCCATACTCTGCTTCCATGTCCGGCTGGTTTGCCATATTTGCCTGAAGATAGGCTTCCACGCCTTTATCAAACCCTTCCTGATCCAAACCGGCTTGGGACGCAAAGTCTGCCCAGAAATTTAAAAGAGGGTCTTTTTCGTTAAACTGAAAATCAGCATCTTCGCCAAAATATTCTTGCATGCTTTCCGGTATCCGGGCTTCATAACCATCATGGGGAACATTGGCGTTTCTTTCCGAGTTCATTTCTTCAAGGATAGATTTCCGCATTGTGTCGGAGCGTTCCCGTCCTTTTTTTTCAATTTCCGAATACGATTTAAAAGCATCTTCCATTCGCACTTCGCCAGACTCCGCATTCCAGAATTTTTCTGGAACATAATCAGGACGTGATGCAACCTCTGCCGGAGCCGATGATGCTTCCCCAGAGGCTTCTTGTGCTGTACCAGCGTCTTCACTCATTCAATTCATTCCTTCTTTTTTTAATTCCAAGTTCTATTCGTTTGTTAATTAATCCAACAACATACCGTTGGCCTTCAAGGTGGCGTAAGTATTGGTCCGTAGCTTCGGGACCGGCCGCCACCTGTATCGTAATGGATTTAAGATAGTCCATAACGGCCTTTCCGGATTCCGGCCTGAACGTGACATCAAAGGCATTGTTAATCCTTTTCTCTTCACTTTCGTTTCTTTGTATTCCATCTGGCCCGATAATCCCTACCGGTGGCCGCTTCATATAGCTTTAAACCCTTTACCCAGCATTGACCTTGGGACAAGACCGCCCATGCTCTTTGCTGTCATCTTTGCTTTCTTATAAACTTTCTTTGCTTTCTTTTTTTCTTTTGCCATTATTTTTTCCTCATTTTTTTCTACCGTAAGGTTTTTGATAGAACTGCTTGTTAAAAGGTGAAACTCTATTTTGAGTATTTTCTGGATCGTTTATTTTACCTGTTAAAATTGATTCGGGGTTAAATAATGATTTTAATTTTTTTACTTTGTGAAGCGGTATTAAGTTACGTGTTTTATTTTTTGATATATTATAATGATGTGGCATTATTTTTTCCTTTTTTTCTTTCCTTTTATTCTCAAAGCTCTTTGCAACGCTATTTTGTCATCTCTATTTAAATTTGCGGCTAATGAACTTGCTGCTAAATTTTTTACATTCTCTCCAACAAATGACGGATGAGATTTTATTCCGAATTCCGGCACTGATACGTTAATTTCCGTAACATTACCTTTATTAATTTCGCTAATAAGGGATTTTGTTGTTTTTATGTTATGCGGTGTTGTCACATATTTTTTATATAACTTTTTTAACATTACAAAGCTCCTTGCTGTTGCTGGGTTGCGAGTTCTTGGGTTTCCGCTACAGCCTGGGCAATCTCTGCTCGTTCCGCATCGTCCCTGATTAATTTCTCCGGTACACCGATCTGCTGTCCGGTATAGATCGCAGCTTCTTCAGCTTTAACAACCATGTTGGTCATCTGTGGACCAAAACCGGCATTCATCAGCTGAAGCCATCGGCCGACACGGGCAACATTCTCATTATGCTGGGCTTGGGCTAACGGACTGACATTTACTACTTTTACTTCACGCCCGTTAACCATCGGGATTTCAATACGTCCCTGCATTTTCAGGATGTGGACAACACGACGCAATAAAGGCGTAGTTAATTCTGTATGCAATCGCCCGTAGGCCGATCCAATTGTCCGGGCAAGGTCAGCCATTCTTTCATGCACTTCGGTTGCACTCATAGGCGTTCCTTCCGGAGCCCCCAAGGTTTCATTAAACATCGCCTTTCTGATATTATGCCGCATATCCTGAATCATAAACTGGGAAACTTCCATACGGTTTGCCGGAACCAGCGGTTCCAGCCCTCGGCTGTTCATGGCACGGGGCAGGATTGTTCCCGGTACAAGTTCAATAGTATCGGGATTTAAAATCCCGTCATCGTCTGCTTGCCACATACCGGTAATCGACATGGCGGCATTTTCCAGACCCAGACGCACAACCTCATTAAGTGTTTTGACATCGGGGAGTGTATTTAAAAGAGGACCGCGCCCGTAAGTTTCGCCAGCGGTTTTACTCCAGCGGAATGATATTAGCGGATTGGAACCATCCCCGATAAATTCGCCTTCAACCAAAATATGTTTCATATCTTTACAGATCACATTAAACTCATGGCGTTCTTGGCGACGCTCATTCCAATCACGCCAGACACATTCTATAATCGTAAATTTATGTTCCGGCTCACGCATACCGGTACTTTCCATATCAGACGGAATGTTGCCTTGGGGCCAGACCACTTTTATATCCCGAAGTTTCATTTGCCTTGCCCGATAAGTCGCATCAATAAAACCATAAGGTCCGGTATCAAGGACAACCTGTGATTGCGGCAAAGCCGTAAAGCGAACCGGGTTTTCAGCATCGCCTTCTTCAACCATCATAGTCCCTGTACCAACTGCAAGGTCATAATACGATTCATGCAATTCCTGGTTTAAGTTGGAACTTTGCAAAATTTCCCACACGTAGTCGCCCACTTCTTCCAGCTGTCGGTTAACTTCCGAGCGTAACTGTTCTTCAATTTCTGATCCGGCTTGCAATTCAAACCATTTTGCGAAGGAAGGGGTCAGGCCAGCTTGCATACGGGAAGCAAATTCCCCGACTGCCTGGGTTGTTGAAGCATCATAAATATCATCGGTTTTGCTTTCCCCGGATGTCTCGGCATAAAATCCGGTACGGGAAGGGAATGCCAGATCATAACAATCCTGCCAAAGATTAATCCAGTTGTCGCGTTCATCTGCGGCCTTGGAATAACGCTCCAGTATTTTGTCTATTTTATCCATTAACTAAGATACCCTGACCCTACATTTCCAGGAGATAATAAAGAACGCCTTCCTGCCCTTCCGCGACGTGCCTGTGCAAACTGTTCTTCCAGTTCATCCCGTTCTGCCACTTGTGTCGGGGCTGGGCTGGTAGGGGAATCCTTCATCTGCACAGACCGGGAGTAACTTTGCTCCGGGCTTCCTTCCGGGTCACGGTAGCCTGGCCTTTGGTCTTTATCTTTTGATGCGGTAAAAAACGAACCGCTTTCATCTTCATCTGTATCAATCAAACCCCTTGGCCTTGAACCTCCGGCACGTTGTTTCGTGGTCCCACCCAGCATGGAAGCATCAACAATATTTTTTAATCCGGCTTTTTCTTCAATAAAACTTGCGGCTTTCCCGGCTATCAGGCTTACTGGAAGACTTGCCCCCATTGTTAAAGCCCCAGCAACTAAACCAAGAGGGCCTAATCCGGGAGGGTTATCCGCTTTTGTAAATCCCTTACCAGTATCTTCGGCTACTTTCATGCCGCTTTCTTTTTCGGCCTTCTCTATTTCATAACCGGTATCATCGCCAAACCAGCTATCATCGGTTCCAGGATCTTCAGCACCCATTATGAAATCATGCTCCTGTAGCCTGAACCTGTATTTGTTTCAGCCATTAAAGAACGACGGCCTCTGCGGCCTAAATCTTGCTGTCTTTTTTCTTCTTCCTCAAAAGCTTGTTTTTCTGCCATACGTTTTTGCTGGTCAAGTTCAAATTGGCTGGGACCAAGATCTTTAACTTTTGGGGTTTTAAACGGATTTAAGCTTCCCATGTATGGAATCTCCTTCTTTATCGGTAAACTTCTCTATACAACCCTCTTTCGTCAATTCACAAAATAGGCGATAAGGGGTAGCTATTAATAAATCCCGTCCTAAAAGATGGCATATAACAGAAACACAATGCATAAACAACCGGCATTTGTAAATAACCTTTGTTTTTACCGGGACAGCCAAAACTTTTCCCTGCGTAGAAGCCCTGACAATAAACGGTGTAAAGTCTTCCGGGGAAAAAGAACGGATATGGACACTTCCCCATGTTGGTTCTAGTAATATCCATACCTTTGATTTCGGGTCATAAGTAAACGCCCAGCAATGCCGGAACTTATTTTTTAAAAGCTTTTGCCACCAGACAGATTTTTCCGGGTTACAAAAAGCTACATACCATTCCGGCAGTGCCAGATTTTTAGAAACGAGCCGCAATGCCGCGTGACTTATTTTTTCCGGAAAACGGGTTCCATTTACTTTTGGCAATAAACGGCTTAATCGAATTTTTGCCGCGCACGACACCACGCCCTTCACCGCCCCCAAGGACCGCATACTGAAGGGCATCATGCACATGGGAAAATTTATTTTTTTCCGGCTTTTCCTCGTATCGCTCTCCGGTTACACGCAGTCTTCGGTAATGGTATCCCCCAAGAAACCCTGTCAGCAAAGAAGGGCATTTCTTTTTGTTAACCAAAAACCCGGTTTGACCATCAACCATCCGGGATAAAAGGGCGTTTACCGCTTCCACACGGATTACAGGATCGTTCGTTGGAGCCGGTCGCGCCAGTACGCCATTCGCATGCAAAATCTGGAAAGGGGTGGTTTCATCCGTTGGCGCACGAAAGTCTCCAGACGGATCGCCATATATATGAAGTTCGTGTTGCGGAAACTCGTCTGCAACAAAACGGTTGAAAACTTGTGCAAAGCGTGACGCACCCATATCCGCACAGACAAGTTCAGCCAGACAAAACCAACGTCCATTCGGCATTTTCTGTAGGAATACTGCCGCTGGAGTGAGCCCAAAATCGATTCCAACCCAGACCGGCATAGGGCCTGGTTCCATTTCATCTTCAAGGACATGTGTTTTCTCCGAAAATCCTTCGTAAACAGGTTTGCCTTCCTCAATTGACCCCAACCGGTTTAAAACATAAACATTAATCCAGCTTTTTGCCTTACCCTGTATCATATTGGTATAATATCTTGGGGGCAGGTTTTTTATATTTTCGGCTACTTTGTTAATTTCATAGCCAATCAGGTTATTCTTTTCATCCCTGACTTCGACCATTCCTCCGGGCTGTTCAAAAAATTCATAGTTATCAGGCTTAACCAGTGTCAGGGCATCGTCTGCACTCATATGGTCGGGAATAGGGGCAGCTCCGGACATAATTGCCCACCAATGTTCCTCATCGGGGGCATTGGTATCCATAATAACGCCATTCCATGTGGGTCCAGCCCCGTCTTTTAAACTGGGAAAACGGCCTACACGGCTTGTGGCTCCGTCTACAATGGCTTTAGGCACTTCCCGTGCTTCATTAATCCAGACACCGGTTAATTCAC